CTACAGTCGTGCGAAATATTGCTCGCAAACACTGGGGGTTAACAAAAGAACAAATGATAGGTATGCACGTCCACCACTTTCCGCCAAGAAGTAAAGGTGGAAAAGATATTCCAGAGCATTTATATGTTTGTAGTGCAGAATTTCACAAAAAAGTATGGCATGGAGATAAATACTACATGAAAAATTTAATGAAGGCAGTAGAATATAATACTGGAAGAAAACAAAGTGAAGAGACGCAGGAAAAGAAGAGAAGAAAGTTAAAGGGAAAAAGATTTGGCAATAATATTCCTGGGGTTAGTAATAGTCATTTTAATAAAAAAGTTAAAATTAAAGATACTACTTACGAATCGTTGACTGATGCAGCAAAGCATTTAAATATATCTTTGCAGTGTCTGCACTATAGAATGAAAAACTGGAAAAATATGGGGTATGAATATGTCTGATGTCTATTTGGGAAATCCTCTCCTGAAGAAGGCAAATACTCCTATAGAATTTACTCAAGAGCAAATTCTTGAGTTTGTTAAGTGTAAAGACGATCCTGTTTACTTTGCAAATAATTATGTAAAAATTGTAACTCTGGATCATGGTCTGCAAACCTTTAAACCATATCATTTTCAAGAAAAGTTAATCAATAACTTCCACAATCATAGATTTAATATTTGTAAGATGCCACGACAGACTGGTAAGTCTACCACTGTGGTATCTTTTCTACTGCATTATGCTGTTTTTAACGATAATGTAAATATTGGTATTCTTGCAAACAAAGCAGCAACCGCTAGAGAACTTTTAGACCGACTGCAAACTGCATATGAAAACTTACCAAAGTGGATGCAACAAGGAATTATCTCTTGGAACAAAGGTTCCTTGGAACTGGAAAATGGAAGTAAAATCTTGGCTGCTTCTACTTCTGCTTCTGCAGTTCGTGGTATGTCATTCAATATCTTATTTTTGGACGAATTTGCTTTCGTACCAAACCATATTGCAGATTCATTCTTTGCGTCAGTTTATCCTACAATTACTTCAGGTAAACAAACAAAAGTAATTATTGTATCTACACCACACGGTATGAATCACTTCTACCGGATGTGGCACGATGCAGAAAAAGGAAAAAATGAATATGTATTTACTGACGTTCATTGGTCTGAAGTTCCTGGTAGGGATGAGGAATGGAAAAAACAAACCATTGCAAACACCTCAGAACAACAATTCAAAGTTGAGTTTGAATGCGAATTTCTTGGATCTGTAGATACTCTTATTGCGCCAAGTAAACTCAGATCTCTCGTATATGACCACCCAAAGACCAGCAGCGGCGGTCTAGACGTTCATGAGGATTCTATAGATAATCATGATTACTTGATCACTGTAGACGTTGCTAGGGGGGTTGGAAATGATTATTCTGCATTTACTGTGATCGATATCACTACCTTTCCACACCAAGTAGTTGCAAAATATAGAAACAATGAAATTAAACCAATGCTTTTCCCAAGCATTATTGTTGACATTGCGAAAAATTATAATAATGCTTATATTTTATGTGAAGTCAATGACGTTGGAGATCAAGTAGCATCAATTATTCACTATGACCTTGAGTACAATAATCTTCTTATGTGCTCTATGAGAGGAAGAGCAGGTCAAATTGTGGGACAAGGATTTTCTGGAAAGAAAACTCAACTTGGAGTTAAGATGTCCAAAACTGTTAAAAAGATAGGATGTCTAAACTTAAAAACAATGATTGAAGAGAGTAAACTTCTCTTTAAAGATTATGAAATAATGAGCGAACTTACAACCTTTATACAAAAACATAATTCTTTTGAAGCAGAAGAGGGTTGTAATGATGACCTAGCAATGTGCCTTGTAATATATGCCTGGTTAGTTGCCCAAGACTATTTCAAAGAACTTACTGATCAGGATGTCAGGAAACGTTTATATGAAGAGCAGAAAAATCAAATAGAGCAGGATATGGCTCCTTTTGGATTTGTTGCCGATGGACTTGATGATACAAGTTTTGTAGATAACGAAGGTGATAGGTGGTTTACCGATGAATATGGAGACAGATCGTATATGTGGGAATATCTATCATAATGGATATTGATAAGCAGATAAGATTAGGTCACTTATTATTAACCGACAGAAAATGTAGAACCTGCGGAGAGATGAAAAATTTACTTGGAGAATTTTATAGAACGCGAAAAGATAGAGGTCCAGTTGCTTCTTCTTATTCTTATGAGTGTAAAGAATGTACTATAAAAAGAGTGGTTAACTCAAGAAAAACAAATCCACATAACCCAGAGTCTGAATATCCTGATTGGTAGATATTCACGTCATGTTTCCTTCTACGTAAAGTAACTTTTTAATAAATAATTTTTAGTTAAACTGAGATTTACGGAGAAAAACATGGCGACTCCTCAATTATCTCCAGGCGTACTCGTCAGAGAGGTTGATTTAACAGTAGGAAGAGCTGATAATGTTTTAGATAACATTGGAGCAATTGCAGGTCCTTTCGCACTTGGTCCAGTTGACGAAGCAATTGATATCACTACAGAAAACGAATTAATCAAAGTATTCGGAAAACCAATTTCCACAGACGCTCAATATGAGTACTGGATGAGTGCTTCTTCTTTCCTATCATATGGTGGCGTTCTTAAAGTTGCAAGAGTTGATGGTACAAACCTAACAAACGCTAATGCAATTAGAAATGCTGCTGGCGTTTCAACTGCAGGCGAACCCGCACTCAAAATCAAGAACTTTGACGATTATGAGGCGAATTATGCAGACGACATTGCAAACTATATTTTTGCTGCAAAGAATCCAGGTTCTTGGGCAAATAATCTGAAAGTTTGTGTAATTGACGACAAAGCAGACCAGATTCTGACCGTTGGATCAGCAGTTACTGCAAATGTAACTGTTGGAATGGCAGTTACAACTACCTTAACGAATGTTCCTTCAGCGGGAATCGGAACGACTTCAGTTTTCAATGGTTATTTAAAAGGAATTGTTACTGGAATCGGTGCTAGCACAGTTGAGGTAAAAATTACTTCAGTAGTATCTACTGGAAATGTTGAAACAAAAGTAACCTATGCTCAAAAATCGCAACTACAGTCCTTTAAACCCTCAACAGGTGGCGGTAGTTTAACTGTTGACTTCATAACCAGTGCCGGTATAGCAACAACCTCAGCGACAATTAATACAGGATCTACTCCAATCCGCGATTGGTATGATCAACAAACACTCAATCTAACGAATACTGCAATTTTCTGGAGTTCGATTGCACCAAAACCAGGCACATCGCAATATGCAGTGAATAGAAATGGAAAGAGTGACGAGATTCACGTAGTAGTCGTAGACGATACGGGAACAGTTACTGGAATTCAAGGAAACCTTCTTGAAAAGTTCACTGGACTTTCCAAAGCAACTGATGCAATTTCTGCAGTCAATTCACCTCAAAAAATTTGGTGGAAAGATTATCTTGCAGTTTATTCAAATTATGTTTACGTTGGGGACAATCCTTCAGACGAATTAAATGTAAATGAACCAGTAGTTGCGACTGGATTCTCGACCGCATTCACTGAATTTACCAATTCAGAAGGTCTGTGGAATAAGGACGTACAAGATAAAACCTATAGTGCTCTTGGAAATGTAACTTATAATCTAAGTGGTGGTAAAGATTATTCTGATGCGGGAGGAATGGCTGCAACTCTTGGAGATCTCTTTACTTCATATAATCTCTTTTCTAACAAGGATGAAATTGAGGTTGATTATTTAATCATGGGCCCTGGACTTACTAACAAGTTCGAATCTCAAGCAAAAGCAAATCATTTGATTTCTATCGCAAATGGTAGAAAGGATTGTGTCGCAGTAATTTCACCACATCGCGCAGATGTTGTCGATATAACCAATCCAGATACTCAGACAGATAATGTTCTTGAGTTCTTCTCACCACTTTCCTCCTCATCTTATGCAATATTTGATTCTGGCTATAAGTACACTTACGATAGGTTTAATAATAAGTTCCGCTATATTCCTTGCAACCCAGACGTTGCTGGTCTTTGCGTAAGAACTAGTCTTGTTGCCTATCCTTGGTTCTCTCCTGCAGGTCAGCAGAGAGGAATTATAAACAATGCAATCAAACTTGCATATAACCCAAATAAGGCTCAGAGAGATCAACTCTATCCACAAAGAGTTAACGCAATTGTTAATCAACCTGGAATCGGTATTCTTCTCTTTGGTGATAAAACTGCTCTTGGATATGCCTCTGCATTCGATAGAATCAACGTTCGTCGTCTATTCCTCACTGTTGAGCAAGCACTTCAGAGATCTGCTCAGGCACAACTCTTTGAACTCAACGATGAAATCACAAGAGCAAACTTTAGAAACATTGTTGAACCATACCTCCGCGATGTTCAGGCAAAGCGTGGTCTTTATGGATTCTTGGTAGTCTGCGACGCATCAAATAACACACCCGATGTTATTGATAACAATGAGTTTAGAGCAGACATTTTCCTGAAGCCTGCCAAGTCTATTAACTATGTAACTCTTACTTTTGTTGCAACAAGAACGGGTGTTGCATTTGAAGAAGTTGCTGGTACTGTTTGATTTTAAAATAAACACCACAAAGGAGGAACTAAAAAATGGCAAACTCAATTCAGGACTTTAAATCAGCAATGATTGGGGGCGGTGCCCGCCCCAATCTATTTGAGGTAACAATTCCATCTCCACCAAGTGCAGTAAATCTTACCGAAAATTTCCCAATTTTATGTAAGGCAGCTGCATTACCTGCGTCAAATATTGCTTCAATTGACGTTCCCTTTAGAGGAAGAATATTTAAAGTTGCTGGAGACAGAACTTTTGATACTTGGACGATTACAGTTATTAATGACCAGGATTTCCTTATTAGGGATGCAATGGAAGCATGGATGCAGTCGATTGGACAATATTCTGATGCAAGTGGTTTTACTAATCCTAACGATTACATGTGTGATGCTTTTGTTAAGCAATTTAAGAGAGGAAGAAGCAGCGTAGGAAAAAATGTCGCTGTTGGTTCTGGTCTTGAAGTTGCAGCGACTTACAAGTTCTTTGATGTCTTCCCAACCAATATTGCTGCAATCGACCTATCTTATGATAGCACCGATACTATTGAAGAGTTCACTGTTGAATTCCAAGTTCAATACTGGACACCTTCGACTGAGGAAGCATAATAAATAGTCTAAAGATTAAAGTTAGAAAATAAATCATGGCGAAACTTTTTGGTTTTTCGATTGAAGATAACGAACCATTATCTCCCGGTGTTGTCTCCCCCGTTCCTCCAAATAAGGAGGACGGGGTTGATCACTACCTGAGTAGTGGTTTTTTTGGTTCGTATGTAGATATTGAAGGAGTATATAGAACCGAATTTGATCTTATCAAAAGATATCGCGAAATGGCGCTACACCCGGAGTGTGATAGTGCAATCGAAGATATTGTAAATGAAGCTATTGTATCCGATACTAATGATAGTCCTGTTCAGATTGATTTGGATAATCTGAATGCAAGCGACGGTATTAAAAAGAAAATCAGACAAGAATTCAAATATATCTTAGAACTTTTAGATTTTGATAAGAAGTCCCATGAAATTTACAGAAACTGGTACGTTGATGGAAGACTTTTTTATCATAAAGTAGTTGATCTAAAAAATCCTGAAGCAGGAATACAAGAACTAAGATACATTGACGCAATGAAAATGCGTTACGTTCGTCAAGCAAAGAAAAAAGAAGGAGATAGATATAGGGTTTCTAACAGAAATATCGATAATCCCATGGATTATGATTTTCCAGAAATTGAAGAATATTTTATCTATGAACCAAAAATGACCTACCCTACAGGAACACCAGCTCCTGGAACTTTAGGTGGGTCTAATTCTGGAATTAGAATGACAAAGGATTCGGTCACTTATTGTACATCTGGTCTTGTAGATAGAAATAAGGGATCAACTCTTTCGTATCTCCATAAAGCAATTAAGTCTCTCAACCAACTTCGTATGATTGAGGACTCTCTAGTTATCTACCGTTTGTCACGCGCACCAGAAAGAAGAATCTTTTACATTGACGTAGGTAATCTACCCAAAGTGAAGGCGGAGCAATATCTCAGAGATGTAATGATGAGATATCGCAACAAGCAAGTCTATGATGCAAGCACTGGAGAAATTCGTGATGATAAGAAATTCATGGCAATGCTTGAAGATTTTTGGCTTCCAAGAAGAGAAGGTGGAAGAGGAACAGAAATCTCTACACTTCCTGGCGGACAAAATTTAGGAGAAATTACAGATATTGAATACTTTAAGAAAAAACTCTATCGTTCACTTAATGTTCCTCCCTCAAGAATGGATGGGGAAGGTGGATTTAATCTCGGTCGTTCATCCGAAATTCTAAGAGATGAGGTTAAGTTTAGTAAGTTTGTTGCTCGTTTGAGAAAGAGATTTTCATACATGTTTAGTGACATGCTGAGAACTCAATTAATTCTTAAAAATATTATTACTCCAGAAGACTGGAGTAAAATGGATGAACATATTCAGTATGACTTCCTTTATGATAATCACTTTGCAGAACTTAAGGATGCTGAGTTACTCAATGAAAGACTGAATATGGTTCAGATTGCAGAACCTTATGTTGGAAAATACTTCTCTCAAGATTATGTAAGACGTAAAGTTCTTCGCCAAACTGACGTTGAAATTCTTGAGCAGGATATTCTTATTAAAAAAGAAATTGAAGAAGGAATAATTCCAGATCCAAATCAACCAGTTGATCCCCAAACAGGATTACCACTTGATCAAACTTCACAAATGGATCTTGGACAACCAGTAATGGAACCCGATCTAGGTGCTCAAGAAAAATCAACTGAAGTAAATGCAAAAGCAGTAGAAATGCCCAAGGGTGGTGAGATATAAATAAAAACGATTATTAATTGGAATTTTAACAATGGATGATTTACTAGATATGATTGCTACTGACGAGTCACCATCTCAGATT